TACCTCTGCAATTTTACCCATAGCCATGTTACCAAGCGGTCCTCCCATAGCAGAGCCTAGTGTCGGTGCTACTGCACCAACTATATTTTTAAGTAATCCTTTCATATTAAAAACCTCGTGAGTACTGCAATTCCAATAGCACCAATAAATCCAAAGACACCAAAAGTTGCAGCTTTGATGGTCGAATTTATATATGTAATTTCTTGTTTGATATCAGAAAACTCATTAAATGCAGTCTTCCAACGTTCATGTGATATGGTTTCAAGCTTTGTAAGTCTTTCTGCTACATCATTAACTGTCATTTTTTTATCAATCATTTTGTAACGTATATATTTTAATCGGTTTTGCCTTGCCTTTTACAAAAATACTATCAAGTTCTTTTAGCATAATTTGATTGCTAAATTCTTTTGCACTAATAGTATCATAACCTATAACAATATCTTCTCCAACTTCCTTTGTAGAGCTTTCAAGTCTTGCAGCCAAATTTACTGCATCACCAATAGCAGAATAATCAAACCTTGTATTACTACCCATATTACCTACGACTGCGTATCCAGTGTTAATACCAACACCTATTTCTACGCCCAAATTAGCTACTTTCACTTTATCTTGTATTTCTTTTGCACATAAGACTGCAGCTGTTTCATGATCTGGAACGTCAATTGGTGCGTTGAATATAGCCATCATAGCGTCTCCTATATACTTATCCACCATACCATCATAAGCTTTTACAGTATCTGCCTGTATAGTTAAAACTTCATTCATAATTTTAGTAACTTCTTCTGGCTCTAATTTTTCTGACAAAGCAGTAAAACCTCTTACATCAGTAAATAAGAATGTACAATATCGTCTTTCGCCACCTAACACCAAAGAATCTGGGTTTTCTTGTAATTTTTTAACTTGTCTTGGATCTAAATAATGTTCAAATTGTTTTTTTATTTGTTGTCTTAACTTGTATTGTTGTCTGAATCTGAGGTAAAAGGCTATCGATCCTGTTATAAATTCTGAAATTAATGTCCAAGATACATCAATTAATAGCCCTTTTTGTATTAAAGCATAGCCTGTTATAGCAGTAATTAACATTAAAACTGTAGCAACACTTATACCCCAAGTTATACCTAGTAAGTGCAATGCAAACCAAACTAATGATACAAAAATCATTAGAGAAAATATCTCAACAGCTAATGCATAGTCTGGTATATAAGGACTATCTTGGATTAGTATTGATTCTGCTAAGGCAGTTTGAATTTTATGTGGCTCTAATAAACCAACAGGAGTGGCTATTTGTGGCATGACTCCATTTGCAGTTACACCTACAAATACAAACTTACCTGC